CCATGCCCGGCACCGGCCAGCCGAGCAGATTGCCGAACCAAACAATGATGGCGCCGACCAGCACGAGGATCGCCAGCACGATCGCGACGTTGATCAGCCCGAGTATGAGTCCGCTGACGCTCATCATTATCATGGTTGCTTCTCCAATTGCGCGAACGCGCTCGGCCAGTCTCCGGGCGCCTGCGCGACGCCGAGTCTGATTTGCGGATACCAGCGATTGCCGGCGTGCCAGCGCCATGTCGGCGCGAACGGCAACAGCGCGTAGGTTTGCGGATGGCCGATCGCGCCAGCGACATGCAGCGCCGCGGTGTCGATCGACATGACCACGTCCATGAGCGACGCCAGCGCGGCGACGTCGGCGAAGTCGGTCAGCTCTGGCGCGTGCACGCCGAGGCTCGCGGCTTCTTCGCGCTCGTGGTGCTGCAGACTGAAAAACGTGCCGTGGATCGGTAGCAAGCCGAGGAACTGATCGAGCGGCATCGATCGGGTTTGAAATTCGTGTTCGCCCGCGTGCGACGTGTTGCTCGACCACGCGATGCCGATGCGCGTCGAGGCGCCGTTGCCGATCTTGCGGCGCCAGTGCGCGACCAGCCCGGCATCGGGCTGCAGATACGGCGGCGCCGGGACGTCATCAAAAAATCCCGGCAGATCGAATAGCGAGCACCACGTGTCGCCGTCGTCACCGAGCGGCGCACATTGCGACGCCAGCCCGCGCAGCGCCTCGGGCATGTCGAGCACGATTTCAAGCGGCGCATAGCGCTGGCGCACCGCGGTGATGAAACGCAAGAACATCACGCTGTCGCCGTAACCGGCCTCATGCGACAGCACGAGACAGCGACCGCGCTCGCCGCGCCATTGCGGCAGTTCGCGGCGCAAGCGGTGGCCGGTGTCGGTCAGCGTCAGCCCGCCCATCGTGTGACGGACGGCCAGATCGGCAAAGCCTTCGCGATAACGGCCGAGCGCGAGCAGCGCGTGCGCGCGATCGAACCGCGCCAGCGTGCTTTCGTGCATGTCCAAGGCCTGATCGAATTCGACCAGCGCGGTGTGAAAATCGTTGCGCCAGAAATAGAACATGCCCTGTTCGATATGCGCGGCATGAAAGTCCGGGACGCCGAACGGCATGACCTCTCCGATGGTTAAAGGATGGAACCGGCGGGAACCGCCATGCGCGGGTGCATGGGCCCATGCAAACGGACATATTGTCCGGCATTGTGCACGGACATTTTGTCCATACATCCGGGGGAAGGAGAATCCCTCTATGCAAACCACTCTTATCGGCGTCGGCGATCGCGTTGTGCTCTGCCGCGATACGCAGATGGACAAGGCCGGCGTGCACGGCACCGTGACGCGCAAATCGGTGCCGGCGCATTGCACGGGCGTGTGGTCGCTAACCGTCCGATGGGACGGCAACCGCCACGAAACCGGCTATCCCTATCCCACGGGCGGGCTGGTCGAGCGCGCCTAACAAAGTTAACGCGTCGGCCGGCTCGGCCGAGCCAGTGTGAGGTGCGACGCGCGAAAGGCCGGGGAACTCCCCGGCCTTTTTATTTGGAGCGGACATATTGTCCGTATTGAACCGCGGACATTTTGTCCTTATATTAGGACTGCCGCCGCGACCTCGGTCGCGGCCCGGGCCGACTGGCGGTGCCAGCCGGGAGCGCGAGGGGGCCAAGCTCGGATGCCCCCAAACCAACAAAAGGAACTGGCCGTGCGTGTCCGTAAAGGCGGCATCTATGAATTCGAGGCCTGCGGTTGGGACATTTTCGACCGCAAAGAAAACACCCCCGCGAATGGCACGATCGTTCGCGTCTGCACCCCCCACGGCTGCCCGCCACCGAACGCGATGAATCACTGTTTCGTCGAAACCCTCGACGGCAAGTTCATCGGGCTGGTGTCCTGCAACAGCCTCAAGCAACGGAGCAAATAACGTGACCACGATCGTTCGCGAATTCAGTCCCGCCGGCCCGTGCCTGACGCTCGGCCGGCTCGTGCGTGAAACTTCGCAGTTTTACGTTTTCAACAAATGGCGCGGCGGCGATAGCTACGCGGAAGGCGAAACCAAAATCCGCAAGCGCACCGAGGCCCACTATTCCCGCGCGCACATTGAGCCCTGCCATTCGTGCCGCGACCACGCCAAGACGCAATACCCCAACGGCTACATGGATTGATCGCAGCCCGCGGGGCGCCTGCACGCGCCCCGCCAGCGGCGACCTGACAACGCCGAACACGCCACCAACAAAAGGAACTGAACGTGTCTTACATCGTCCCGAGTGAGCGCAATCCGCGCGGCGGCATCGATCTGCAAACCTTCGCGGCAGATTTGGTCAAGGCGTTGAATGCGCTCGACACCGACCCGGCGATCGACTCCAAGATCGCGGCGGCCGGCGACTATCCGCACGAACATCAAAACATCGATCTTGATGCCACGACGCGGCTTTGGCTGACGGCCGACAATTGGAAAAAGCGCGTGCGCGTTTCGATCCATGCCACCGACGTCCAGCACGGCGACCGCAACACCTACAACAAAGATCACAAAACCGAGGATGCCACCGTCAACCCGGACGGCCGCGGCATCGAGTCGATCGCCCGCGACGTTAAGCGCCGCGTGATCGACGCCTCGGCCAATGCGCTCAAGCTGCAGCGCGACTATGCGGCGGCGCAGAACGCCAACCGCGCCAGCATCCAAGATCGCGCCACCGCGCTCGCCAAGGCCTGCCCGATGCTTTCGGTCAAGGTCAACGAACGCGAGCAAAACGCGTCGCTCTATTTCAACCACGGCGGCGGCTACCTGTCCGGCACCTTGTCGTTCGATGGCAGCGTGCGCATGCGCGACGTGTCCGGCATCAGCGCCGCCAACATGCCGGCCTTACTCAAACTGTTCGCGGTGAAATCATGAGCCCGCGCCAGATCGAGGAACCGTTTGGGCCGACCTACAATATCGAAAGCGCGAAGCTCAAGACGTTTCGCGCCAAGGCACGGCGCGGTGCGCCCTATGATCCGGCCTATGCCGATGCGATCGAGCGCGCGGTGCTGGCGCGCCAGCGGATCGAGGCCGGCATCGGCCTGCCGGCGGTCAAACCGAAATGCCATTGCGCCAGCGGCACCGCGCACAACGACGGCCGCGATATCCACAAGGCGGTGCGCGCGCAACAAGCCGCCGCGCTCGCGGCCTGCCCGGGTCAAGAGCGCCGGGCGCGCACCGACGCGCAATGGCGGACCAAATACGCGGCAGCGATGGCCGACAAGGCCAAGCGGCGCGCCGCCGCGTGCGGCCCGCTGATCGTGATCGCCGCCAAACGCGCCAAGGTGTCGGCATGACCCGGCGCGGCCACATTGTCCGGCTCGGCGACGGCTCGGTCGCCCGGCTTGGAATCGACGTCTATGACGTCGCCGATCCGCGCCACATCGGCACGCTGATCGCGATCGAGTGGAGCATCCGCGGCGTCGTGCGCTGGCATGACACCGGCTGGAAATCCGGCGGCGTGCCGCTCGACGATCTGCGCGCGGTCAGCCCTGCAGCACGAGGCGTGTGGTTTTGATTGCAGCGCCAGCGCGCATCTGCGGATGCGCGTCACGGTGCAATCCCGCACCAACAAAGAGCGAATAAAATGATATCGAAAAGCATCATCGTCTTTTGGTCGGTCCTCTGTTTCATGCTGTTCTGGCACATGATGCAGGGACACCCATCGGGCGCGACCATTTTCATCCTCGGCAACGGCTTCATTTGGGCCGTCGTGGTTGTCCCGACCGCGCTCATTGGCACCCTGTTCGCCAGTCGTAAGTCGCGTCCGACACCGCAACGGCAGCGGATCAATGCGGCCATCCTGGTCGCGGTTGGCCTGCTCGCGTTTGGCTTGGCCCATTCGGCCAACAGCGACATTGACCAGCAAGATGCGCAACGCGCCAGCTACACCACAAGGCACTAGGATGAAACGGATCAAACAAATGAAACGCATCGCACTCGCGTTCGCGCTCGGCATCGCGACGTTCACGCCATCGCATGCCGCCGACAGCATCCCGGCGGAATTCCGTGGCACGTACTGCCTCGCCAAAAATCTTAACGGCAACAACTTCATCTATCAGCCGCGCAAAACGTCGACAGCGGCTTGGCGCGCGTGCCGCGATAGAGGCAACGCGGTCGAGGTCACCGCCGCCGCATTCAACAATGGCGACGATTGGGAGTGCCGTCTTGTCGGTATCGTCAAGCAAGAGGCTTCGGCGCAATGGTCCGAATTCGTCGGCAAGTTCAAATGCGGCGAAGGGATTGCAGGCGCAACCGTCACGGATGAAATCGACACATTCGCAATCGACGACAAAAGCAACTTTCTGACCATCACGACGCAAGGATCAAACAAATGAAACGTCTAGCGCTCGCGCTCGCATTCGCGGTGCTCACTCCCGCTCTAATCGCTTGCTCGGCGCCAACACATGCCGGCGAAATCGAGTTGCTTTGCGAGAACACGTATCACCATCAGCAAATCCGCTTCTGGATCAACGCCGACACGTACACAATTCGCAGTGAGCAAGGCGATTGGCACAACGAAAACATGATGTACGACGTGGTCGGCGTTCCCGGCGGCATCATGTCTTTTCGCTTTGGTCCGCGAAGTGAAGGCCGGGAAATTTCTTTTCCCTCCAATCGGCCAGCCGGCACCGCCGCGATCTATCACTACGGCAACGACTACCTCGATGCCGGCCAGCCCGTCGTGCGTGGCTCCAAAGCCATCGCGACCGGGTACATGCCAAAACCGGGAGCGGGCCTAGACTACTGCATCATTCCCGGGCGCATCATCCAATAACAGAAAGGACCAAACAAAATGAAACGTCTCGCACTTGTAGGTGCTGTGCTGGCCGCGCTCGCGGCCATTGCACATTCGCCGGCTCATGCCGAGGATCGCAAGGTGATGCCCGAGCAATTCCGTGGCACATGGTGCAAGGCCACCGACGCCTACGCGACCAACCCCAAAATCATGAGTTTCTATCCGATCCAAGCTGGCGACAAGTGTGACACCAGCACGATCAAGATCGGCCCGCAGCAATATTCCGAGGCGACCTGGACGTGCGACGTGACTGACGTCGACCATCGCCGCGCGGAATTCCGCTATGTCGTCAGCATGCGTTGCAACGTCGATCCGACGAAACCGATGCCGCTGCGCTTTTCGTTCTCGCTTGAGCACGGCGAGCTTTATGTGCACGACGAGGCGGCGAAGTGACGCTGCTTGACCATCCGGCCGAGTCACCTTTCAATGCGGCGGACAAAAGGACCGCCGCCATGACGCCGATGAAAGAGGACGAATTCAACGCCGCAATCGAGGCGCTCGGCTTCGAAACCCCGACCCATGCCGGCGCCTTCTTCGGCGTCGACGGCCGCACGCCGCGGCGTTGGGCCTCGGGCGCCACGGCCGTTCCGCAGCCGATCGCCATGTGGCTGCGCTATATGATCCGCGAGGGACTGACACCGGAGAAAGTCAATGACCTCACACAACGATCCGCCACCACCGCGGCCCGAGCCAGACGCCGCGACGCTCGCTGATATCGCGAAACTCAGCCCGCGCGATCGTAAAATCCTCGACGACGTCCTGGAACAACACCCGGCGCTATCGCACAAGGAAGCGCTTCGGGCGCTGAAACACGCCGGGCTCTAGCGGCGCAGCCAGCGCCGCGCCCACGCCTTCACGGCCGGCCAACGCTTCGCGGCGTTGGCCTTTTTCTTGGCTGGCGCCTCGGCCAGCAGCCGCGCCTTGACCTTATCGCTGACTTTCTTCGCCGCAGCGTCGTCGCCCGCGGCGAGGATGGCGTTGTGCAGATCGGCGTCGGCGCGCTTGCCATCCTCGTCATAGAAAAACTCTTGCGCCTCACTTTTTGGCTTTGCCAACGTAGGCATTGAAACGCTCCATTGTCTCGCTGTCGTTCAGATCGAGCGCGCCGTTCCAATCGGTGCCGAGCAGCAAGTCCTTGCCGTCAGGCCGATCGGCGATTGACCAAATCGCTTTCGGATCACCGCTGTTGATCAGGTCGGACAATTCGGGATCGACGTCGCCGCTCGACTCGGGCGTCAGCAGATCATTGTCGCGGCCATAAGCGAACTTGTCCCGATCGCGCATCGATTCCCACACGTCGCTTTGCGATGACTCGATGTTGTCGCCGATATAGTCGGGCGGGTCGACGTCGCCGCGATCACGATCGGCCTTGTCGTTGAACGCACCGATGATCGCCGACTCGATATCCTGGCGCGTGTCCTCGGACAGCTTGTCGCGATCGGCCTCGGGGAATGCGGTTTCGTCGACCGTGATATCGGGATCATTGGCGCCGTCGTCGTGGCGGCTCGAATAGTCGCCGACCGACAGCGCATCGAAAATTTGCTGGTCGCTAAACGGAAGCTCTTGCTTGTCGCGCAGCTTGGCGAGCGCGTCCGTCATCCACTTCGGCGGCTCGGTGGCGGTACCGAGTGCCTCGGCCAAATCGACTTTGGCCTGTTGCAGATCGCCGCCGTTCTCGCGCCAACTATCGATTTCGCTTTGCTCGAAATCGTCGCGGGTGTCGCGCTTCCACGCTTCAAACACCGCGTCTTGCTGGTCGCTCGACATTTCGTCCCACGACTCGGGCTCATAGCCGCCGCCGGCACCCGAGCGGCTGCGAAGCTCGTCGGCGAGCGATTCGAAGTCGTCCGGCACATAACCGTATTTGGCCCACGCATAGCCGCCGACGTCGATATCGGCGTGCACGTCGACTTGATCGAGGCCGAGCTTTTGATACATCGCGACATTGGCGGCGAGCATCTGCTTGCCGATATCCTTTCCGGTCGAGCCGCGATTGAGCTTGAAATAATCGCTCGATGCTTTGTTGTTCAAAAAATCGATGGTGCGATCGTAGCTGCCGATATTGTTGCCTTGGGCATCCTCGATCGTGCCGTGCATCGACATTTCGTTGGTCGTGTCCTCGCCGCGATAATCATGCTGATTGTACTCGATGCGCATGGTGCCCGGCAGGCCGCCGGTAAATTCCTGGCGAAATACTTCGGGCGCCTCGTGCACGTGGGTGTTCCAGGTTTCCAAAAACTTTTGCGCTTTCGCCGGATCGTCTTTGGTGCGGTCGTCGAGCGTGACCTTGTCCTTGAAATCCCCTAACTGCAGATCAGCCTTCGGCGGCGGAATGTCGGGAAATTTGCCCGGCCATAGCTCCATCTGCGTCATCGCCGAGGTCGGCGCCGTGTCGGGCTTCGGCTTCGCCTCGGCGTGCGCGGTGTCGAGCGACGTCAAGAAATCTTGTTGTGCTTGCTCGCCTTGCTCGTAACTCTCGACCGCTTTGCCTTCGCCCGCTTGATACTCGTGCGGGTGTTGCGGGTCATACGCCATGAACACGATATCGGGCCGGCCGCCGTTGAAGCCGGCGAATTTTTCCTTGTCCCAACCGGGCGGCGCGAATTTGTCGTTGAACGGCAAGCGCGCCACGGCGCGAAAGCCGGCTTCCGAATAGAGCCGCGGCAGCACGGTGTCGAACGCATCGAGGCGCCGGCCGCCTTGCTGTGTCGCCAGCGTCAGCGCCGAGGCCGCCGCGCTCTTGGCCGTCGACTCGGGATGCTTGAACAGCGACACGATGTTGTCGCCCTGCAGCGCGAAGCCGACTTTTTGGTCCGGCGTCACGAACGTGCGCATGCCGGCATATTCGCTCAGCGCATGCACCGCGACCGCCGAGCCGTAGGGCGAGGCCGCGGCGGCCTTCTCGATCGCGTCGTGGAAACGCTGCGCGCCGTCCGACTTAAGCTCGTGGAACGTCAGCGGCGTGATGTCGACCGCTTTGAACGCATTGCGGTTGGCCGCGTCCGGCCGGTGCACGCGATCCACATCGCCCGGCGGTTTTTCCGGCGTGGCCGGCGTCGACACATAGCCGCCACCACCACCATCACCGCCGCCGGCTGTCCATTGCCCATGCTCGTCGCGCGGTTCGTCCTCGACGTCATGCCCGGGCTGGCGCTCGACGATCGGCCGCAGCGCGTGGCGCGCGTGACCTCGCACGATCAGCCAACGCTCGGCGCGCGTCAGCATGCGCATGGGCGTTAGTGCCAGTAGGTCGCGCGCACGAACAGCGCGCGCACCGCCGGATCGGCCGGGTAATGCACGTGGCTGCCATCGGCCTCGAAAATGTTTTCGGCGTAGGCCACGGTGCCGGGAGTGCTGCCGCAGTAGTGGCCCCAAATGTTCACCGCGGCGAGGCCTGGCGTGCCGCGCGGGAACGTGCACAGCGGATCGAGCCCGATGACGCGCACCGGCACGCCGCGCGCCATCAGCCGGGCGCCCGCGACAAAGGCGCGATCGTCGCCCTGCGAATGACCGCCGACGACTACCCGGTCGCCGGGATGCCGTGACGCGTCGCGCACCACATTGCGCCAGCTTGCCCAACCGTAAATGCGCACCACGGCGCCGGTCGCGCGCAGATCGGCCGCCAGCGGACCGAACGGCGACAGATGGCCGAGGCCGCGCAACAGATAGACGCGTGTGGTCGGCCGCTCCGGTGGCAGCGGTGGCGGCGAGCCGCCGACGTCGCGCGGGCCGTAGTAGTCGCCGCCCATGCCGCGATCGAGCGCGGCCTTATAGGCCGGGCTGCAGTGACGGCACGACGCTTGCGCCGTCGCCGGCACGATCAGCGCCGCGGCGAGCGCAAGCGCCGCGATGATGCGCGACGTTGTCATGTTCGGTTTCCTCCCTATGCGATCAGCGCCTCGATATCGATGGCCGGCGGCTGCGGCGTGACGCCGATCGCCATCGCCAGCGCCACGAGGCCGTCAATGCGGCCGGTCGATCGCCGCTTCGACGGCTTGCGATTGTCGGCGTCGTCTTTGACGACCACGGTGTTCATCACGCATTGCGTCAGCACCGGATGGCCGCCGTGCACGAGTTTTTCATTGAGGATCAATTCCTCTAGCGCGCGCAAAGCTGGCGACATGCTTTGCATGCCCTGGCCGAAATCCTGGAAATGCTCTTTGATCGATTGCTCGCTAAAGCCGGCTTGGATCAACCACGGCTTAAGCTGCGTCATGTTCCAGCGATCGAAGCCGAGCTTGCGAATGTCGAGGCGTTGAAACAGCGCCCACAGATATTCGGCGACGTACTGATAGCTCACGGTCGAGCCCGGCGTGGTTTTGAGATAGCCCTCGCGCGCCCAAACATCGTAGGGCGTGCGATCGGCGATCGACTTGTCGTGCAGCCCGTCCTCGGGCAGCCAGAACGTCGGGTGCACTTGCGTGACGCCGTCCTGCGTCTTGCCGGTCAGCACGAGCGCGGTCAGATCATTGACCGACGACAGATCGAGGCCGCCATAGATCGCGACGTCGTCAATAGCGCCAACGGCCCCACCACAGGCCTTCCACTTGCTCGGCTGAATAAAAGGGTTATGGACTTCGACCCTCTGATTCAGAATCAGATTGCGGTATTCGTTCTCGCGCGACTTCATGCGCTTGGCGTCGGCCGCCATCGCCAGCACTTCCGTCGCATTCAAGAACGTGCCGAACGCCGGATTGGCGAGCTTGATCGTTTCCTCGTCGAATGGATCGAGGTCGCGCGCGGCGGTGTAGAGCGCGAGCACGGTGTGCGGATCGTGCGCGGCGAGCGCGTCATCGATCAAGATCGACAGCAGATCATTGTCGGTCGCGGCTTGCGTGGACAGGATCACCGACAGCGGCCCAAGCTGCGCGCCGGTCGCGGTTTCGAGCGCTTCATACAGCGCCGAGGTCGGGCCGCGCACTTGGCCAAGCTCGTCGTGCAGCACGAAAGCCGGCGACAGGCCGAACGCGGTTTTTGCTTCCGCCGACAGCGCCCGGTAGTAGGTGCCAAGCTCGGGGCAGATCAGTTCCTTGTGGGTGTCCTTGATGATGATCGCGTCGTGCAGATCGCGCGACATGCGGATCATCTTGGCCGCGAGGGCGAACACGATGGCCGCCTGATTGCGCGACTGCGCCGCCGAATACAGTTGCGAGTTCGGCCGCAGCGCAGCCGGCGGGCCGCACAAATGCGCGAGCAATAAGCACGCCGCCAGCGCGGTCTTGCCGTTCTTGCGGCCCATGCTCCAAATCGCGCGCCGGGTCCGTCGCGGATTGTCATAGATGCGGCGTAGCTGCAGCTTTTGCCAATCGCCGAGCTTGATGCGCTCGCCGACAAAACGGCCCTCGGGCACAAAGCAGTAGTTTTCGATGAACGCGATGATGTCGTCGGCAGTGACGCGCCGGCTAATCGCGCCCACGGATTTCCCAAGGCTTGAATGCCTTGGCCGCGCCGCGTGACGCCGCCGTGCGCGGCGCATATTGCGATTTCGGCGACAAGCGCAGCGCCGCCGACAGCTTGGCGATCTGCGACGTCTCGCGCGCCTGCAGCGTGCCAATCTTCCTGATCTGATCGAGCGTCAACGTCTTGCGATCTTGCCGCAACCGGCGCGCCAACTCGCGCGACATGACGATGTGCCCGACCAAATTGCGCAGCAACGGCAGCGCCTCGGTCTTGAACCAATTGGCCGGCAGCGCGCCGACGATTTCCTGCCACGCCGCGCGTTCGTCGTCGTCAAGCTCGGGCGGCGGCTCGGGCCGACCGGCACCGGGCGTCAGCGGCACCACGCTCAGATCATCGCTCGATCGGCGCGGCATGTTGTTGTTGCTTGCCCGAGCAGCACGGACCGAGGAAAATCCGCTCGCCGTTGTGGAACGTCTCTTTCCAGCCGGCCGCCATCGCGGCGCGGTGCATGGCGAGGAAACCGCCTGGGCTTTCGAAGCTCTGCACCATGCCCTCGCCCTCGGCATGGCCGTCGCATGTCAGCGTCAAGCGCCCGGGCTTCGGCGACGGCGCGGCGTGGTCGAGAATTTCAAAGCGCAGGCCCATCACATGCCCCACCACAGCAGCGCGAGCGCGCCGAGCAGGATCGCGCCGAGCGACAGCGCCGCATTGTCGCCGCGCATGATCCACGGCACGGGCGGCACCAACGATCGGAACGGCGGCGATGGTGGCAGCGGCCGGTAGGCGCCACCGGGCCCCCACGGCCGCGGTGGTGGCGGACGCTCAAGCGCGTCGCGCAGATTGCGAACGGTCATCGCCATTGGGGTTTCCAGGATGATTGCGTGCGCGCCGGCAACGTGGTCGCGCCAACGCTCGCGCAGTGCGTCGATTTCGGCGGCGCTCAAGCCGCCGCGGCATTCGAGGTAGGCCATCGCGATCAGCCGACCTTCGCGTTGACCTCAACCGGCGCGTCGATCGACACGCGGTCGGCGGTGACGCTGACGCGCTCGGTGCTCATTGTCGGCCCAATCCCATTGCCATCGGCGTCGAGCCGTTGCGCCCGAAAGTGGTACGGGCCTTCCGGCAGATCGAACGCCGCCGTGGGATCGGGCCCGACAAATTCCGCCGCGACGTCGTCGGGATTGTCGCCGTGGATCGCCACTACGCGCCAGTCGCCGGCCACAGTACCGGCCGGGAACTCGTGCTTTTTGCTCTTGATCGTCACCGTGACTTGCATGCTGGCCTCCAAAAAAGGGCCCTCGCGACCCGAGGGTGAGCGGCAGGCCGCAAGGGCCAAGGCCACCAAGGTCGAAAAGCGAACGGGACCGGAACGCCCGGGCCCCAATCTGCAGCCGGACGCTGCATGTTCGCGAGGCGTTCACTTTGTGCGCCGCACCATCAAATGGAACCGTAAAGTTCCATCGCCCGGCCTGGGCGCGCTGGCGCGGGTTTGGGCTGGCCGCCATAACCCCCGGGCCCTGCAGCGTTTAACGCATGGGCGGCCACGGGCGGCCCTCGGGCACGGCGCCAAAACGGCTACGCGCAAGCGCCGGCCCGAGGGGCTCGCCGAGGGCGAAGGGAGGAACCGCCGCCCCCAAGAGAATTTCATTCCACGGAAACGGCCAGATTTCGGGGTTTTCGGCCGTAGAATTCTATTCCAAGACCCGAAACGCGTCGTTTTTGACGGCCTCGCGTTAACCGGCTATGTTTTTGATTTTACTGCGAAATATTGCACGTTAACCAGGTCGAGGCGGTGCCCGCTCCTAGCCTGGGACCTATCTGCGAGAAAATTTTACTCCCCCCGGGCCTCGCGGTCCCCGCATCCCCCCAGATATCGTGGCCTTTTGGCGTGGAACTTGGGTTTGGTGCCTCGAAATTGGGGGATTTGAGGCCTTTTTCGACGGTATCGGGGTCCTCATTTGCCGGTGATCTGGCTGATGTGGGAACTTTGCCAAAGTAGAATATCCTTCTATTCGGGAATGGCCGAATTCCGTCGAGTTCCATATGCCAATTTGTGGGGAATGGATTGCCCCCACAGTTGGTGCCACACGGATGGTCACGGGCCGAGGCTTTGGAACGACCGGGCGTCAGGGATTGGAACCATGACGCCCGATTATAGATTTGCCGCTTTGGATGGTGCTTTAGGCTTCCTTCGATGGTGTCGGCGTCGGCACGTTCGGAACACCGACCACGACCCAACCCGTTTCATCGGTCCAGCCGACAACCCAATCGACGATCGGCTCACGCTCTGGCGGTGTCTCAGGCGGGATCACAATCGGATGCGCCGGGTGTCCAGGTGACGGCCAAATTTCAGGCGGCAGCGGGATCACGATCGGATGCTCGGGATGCGCATCAATCGGCGGCAACACGATTGGATGCTCGGGGTGACCTGGATCGATGATGATCGGCGGTCCGCCGTCCGGTGGCTGCGGCCAGATGATCGGCGGCATCGGGTGTTCCACATGCGGCGGCGGGCCACCGGGTGCGATCGGATGCGCCGGATATCCAGGACCGGGCCACACGACAGGCGGCGGACCACCGGGTGCAATCGGATGCGCCGGGTGACCGGGGCTCGGCCAGATCACGATTGGCGGTTTTCCTGGCTCAGTCGGCGGCAACACGATCGGATGCGTCGGGCGACCTTGGAACGGCGGCAGGCCGATGTCGACATAGTCCGGCGGAACGCCGCCCCAAAATCCTGGCGGCTTGCCACCGGGCGCGATCGGGTGCGCCGGCCAACCCGGGACACCAAAACCCGGATCGACGGGTCCGCCGCCAACCGGAATGATGTAGCAAAGTATCGGTCCTCGCATTTCACGTCCTCCTTATTTGTTTGCTCTGCAAAAGTCCCCAACTCAATCAACAATTTCGTTTTTCAAGTTTCTTGTTTGTTTGATGCGGGCGCGAGCCCTATTGTCCGGCAGACAGTCATTGGGCCCGCGCCCTTCGGAACATCCTTACCGGCGGGCTTTTCAATCCCGAGGCGTCCCGAACTGAATTCACCACGCCACGACGATCGGCTTGCCGTTGACGGTCACCGTCACGTTGCCCGTCGTGGTGATTTGAATATCGACTGTTGCGTCGGCGGCTTGCGGCGGACGCGGCTCGATCGGCGTGGCGCCGAGCGCTCGCGCGATCGTGTCGGCAATCGCTTGGCAGATCAGATCGAAATTGGCGTTGTAGAGCGTGGCGTCCGGCGCCGAGTCGACAAAGCACGTCTCGATCAGGATGGCCGGCGCTTCGGTGTTGTTCAGAAAAAACAGATTGGTGCGCTGTTTGCCGCCGCGATCGATCAGGCCCGCGCTACCAGCGATGGCCGCCGACATTTGGTCGGCGAGTTGCTCTTGCGTGATGAAAAGGCATTCGGTGCCCATCGGCTGCGTCGTCGTTTCGAACGCATTGAAATGCACCGATACGTCGAGGTCGCGCGCCTGGGCGTTATGGAAATCGACGATGCGATTGAGATTTTCGCTTTGATCATCGGACACGTCGTCGTGAAACACCGTCACGTCAACGCCGAGCCGCGGCAGGATTTCCGCCGCGCGATCGACCACGCGGCGCGCTTCGTCGACCTCGTCGAGGATGCCGCTGGCGCCGCGGATTTTTAAGCCGTGACCGGATGAAATAACGACGCTCGTCATGGATGTGGCCTTACACGTCGACGCCGTTGATCCGCACCGTGACATTGCCAGATTTCACAATCGTGACAGTCACGGCGTTTTCGGCGATCGATGGTTGTGTTCCAACATAGTCCTGCACTTGCTGAAACATTTCGTCGGCCTCGCTGCGGACCTCGGCATCACGGCGATTGATCGGGCCCCAGTGCTGGCGACGCTGGCGCAAGCCGATCGCGGCCGTCTCGACGGCAAATTGCGGACAGGCTTTGGCCAATTCCTGATAATCGGCGCCAGCACCCGAGCCGTAGCATTCCCAATCTGCGGCCGAGCACGTCACGCCATCAGCAAAAATTTCGAGGGCGCATTGCGGCGGACACGACGCGTATTCATCGGCCAATTTTTGCATTTCGTCAGAGCACGATTCCATGTTCCACGACATTTGGAACAAGCCGGCCTCGGCGGTGTCGGCGCTGACATTGTCGGCGCTCATGTCGCGACCGCAGCAATATTGCCCACTCGACTCGCGCATGCCGAGGCCCATCAGCAGCACAAACAAATGCCGGAGCGTGTCGAGCCCGTCGACGCTGTTGTCCATATCGAGCGAACTGAAAATATCGGCGTACCACGTCAGCGCGTCGACGTCGGGATCGTTGCTGTCGGCCCGCGCCATTTCCAGCCCCGAGGAATCGCCGGCCAGATATTTTTGCACCACGGTCATGAACGCCACGGCCATGCCTTGCGTATAGCCGGGCGGCGCTTGGCCGCGATCGTCCCACTCATAGACGGCGATCGACGACGTCATCGCGATCTGGCGAACGGCGTCGACCATCATGCGCTGATCAACCATTGAAAGGGGCTCGATTTATTCGCTGTTGAGGTTGTGCAGCATGCTTCGAATTTCGTCGCACTCGTTGGCGACCGAAACGAATTTGCCATCCACGGTAAAAAGCACGCACTGCACTTTCGAATTGAGCGTGCGCTTGTCATCTTCGCGCGGCGGACGCAGCGACACGATTTCGTTGGGGTTGACGTCGACCGTCAAGCCGTCCGGCGTCGTCAGCCGCAGCAACTCCAACGCCAGCACCGTGGCAGCGATCATTGTTTGTTGACCGGATGGTTGGGATCGACGGGATAGCCGTCATGATCGACGCGGCTGTCATAGCCGCGATTTTCCTGGCGCTGCTTGGCGGCGCTGTGATGAAGCTCACACAGCGATTGAAGCTCGCCAAAGAAAAACGCTTTGTAGTTCTCGCGATGCGGCTCGATATGATCGGCGACGGTGGCGACGATGGCGCGGCCTTCCTCGCGACACATGCGACAGAACGGCTCGGTCATCAATTGCTGGCGGCGGCGAATGCGCCAATGCTTGGTTTTATACCATGCGTCCGGCATAGCAGCGGCGACCATGCACCTGCGAAAAGCTCGCGGGGACGCGCGGGACGTTTCGCATCGGGGATCGGGGGGATGGGGACGCAGAGTCGCCGCCGCGCGGAATAACGCTACAAAAAACCTTTGAGAGTCAACATAGGTGATGAAATCGATGTACGGTTTACGCCGACAAGCATTTGACAGCGCGGAGATTTTTTCCATGAGCGCGCATGTGCACAAAAACCGCCATGTCGGCCAAAACCTGTTGCGACGTTTGTCGACGCAAGCCGACCTGTTGCGGCAATGGGACAAGTTCGAACTCGGCCAGCCGGCGCCCGAGCCGCTCGACTATGACGCGCTCGCGCATCTGATCGACGAGGCCGTGGCGCGCATTGAAAAGCTCGAACGCGATCGTTAGATTTCCGGCGTTTGCTATTCTGGACGTTTCGCCTTCATGGCCCCGGCGTCGGTTCGTCGGGGCTTTTTTTGTCGTCGACGGGCTCGGCCAGTTCGGCGCGACGCATCTGGCAAAGCGCGTGCTGCAGCGCGCCGACCTCTTTGTGATCATCACTGCGCCGCTCGCGCGCATAGCGCATCAGCGCCTCGGCGAGATTGCGGCCAACGCGCACATAATCGGCGTCAGTTGGTTTCGTCATGGGGCGGGTATGCTTTCCACATTTCGACGCGCGGCGGCTTGCGCTCGCGTTCGGCGACGTCAACCGACAACAACGACGCCCGCGTGATGGTGCGGCTCAATTTTTCGGATCGTCGTGCTTCTAACTGGCGACGACGCGGCGGCTTGGCGCGACGATCGCGCTTGCGCATGGTTTTGCTCATGACGGTTTGCCCTGTGGCGAGGCAAGCGTCGCTTGTAGCATGTCGCTGCGCCGGGAAAAACTTAGTTTGTGCTGGAACTTTAAAAAACTGCGATCCGATCGCGATTGAGCCCGAGCGCGATGGCATCGAGGCCTGAGCGATTGACGACGCGCAATCGCGGTATCGAGCGCCGCATGCGCCGGGCGACCTGATCGAATTCGAGCCCGCGAGCGCGCAGCACGGCGACACGGCCGATCGCACGCGCGGTGATCGGCCGCTCGCGCAGATAGCGTGCCGGCCAGACAATCGCCGCATCCATGAACCCGATATCGGCGGCGGACGGATGCAGCCGCACCCGGTTTTGTGCGCGCGCGGTTTGTTCGATGTCCTCGACCGCGGCATCGTACTGCGCGAGCAGATCGGCCCATTCATGCCGATACGGTGGCCACGTCGAGCCCCATAGCATCGGGCCGAACCGCGTCGGCATCATCAACAAAATGCGGAACGCTTCGACCAAGCGCCAGCCGACATAAGGCCCGGACCAACACGACGGCACGATGCGCTCTATGCTGGCAACTTCATGATGAGGATGGCAAGGGACGGAATCGGTTTGGCGCGCGAGCAAAAGGCTTTGCATCGGATTTGAAATCCCTTGGCAGCACGTGCCCGCAACGTAGCCGATCACTGCCGATCGTCAAGCGTTGGTATGTCTCGATCATCACGGCCGCCGCGTATTGTTGCGCAGCCGGTAGCGCTCGCGCCACGCGTCGCGCGCCGCCGTGAAGGCGTCCCATTCGGCATCGGTGATCTGCCAATAGCCGCCGGCCCGGTCGACCATGTCCTGCAGCTTCGGTTCGGGATTCCGCGCCAGCCAATCGGCAAATCCGTCGTCGGTGATTTTTAAAAATCCTCTCTCGGACTCTCTCCTAAGAAAGAGAAGGGACACGATACGCCTCTAACCTCTAGCGCTCCGAGGGACTACGCTTAGAGGCGCGTGTCACTCTCTTTTTGGGAGGTCGAAACGATGGTAACGGCTTGAATGGTAGTATTGTTTTCAGTTTTTTGGCAGCGGTCAGTGTCACCGTGTGTCGGCACTCGATTTTACTGACACTGGAACTCAGAATTTCCGTTTTTTTCAGAATCGCCGTGTCAGCGGGAGGGTGACACGGTCGTATCATTGTTTTTGTTGGTTTTTTTAATTGGTCTGCGGCGTCAGTTCGAACGCGGTTTGGGCGTCGCTGTCGGCCTCGGCGAGGAACCGCGACGCGGCTTTAGCGCCTGCCTTTTTGCCTTCGTCGGTCGTCTCGTAGCCGTCCCGCGTCCGCTTGAGCAGTTTGGGCCCGCGCTTTGGGTCCTCGAGTCGCGCGATGACGCGATGCACGCGTTTTTTGAGGGCTTCGCCGTTGCCATTGACCCAACCGAGCGCGGTCGCTGTCGCGGCGAGCGATTGACCTGGATAGCTCATGATCTGCACCAACACCCGATCCTCGTCGTTGCGCAGCCGGCTTTGCTCGCTATCTTCCTCGACCTCGCCGACGACCACGGCGCGCACCGTTGGCAGCAAGCGATTTTTGGTGTCGTGCAGTTTCGGCGTAACGATCGTTTCCAGTTTGAACATCATGGGCTCGAATCCGGGCCCGCGAATTTTAGTGTGGTGAAGCTCGACTAGTTCATTGTCCTTTTTCAAGCATGTCAGATTGCCGTCAATCTCGGCGACGAAGGCACCGCCGCCGCGCGGCAGCATTTGATCCTGCTCGTTCTGCTTTTTGGTCGGATGACAAAGTGCGATCACACATGGATTGCCGGGCAACGTCGTCAGCCGGCGCAGTTTACGGGCGTGGGCGCCCATTTGCGGATTGGAATTTTCATCCTCGCCGAGGAAATATGCGGCCGAGGTGTCGACGATCGCCAGCACGATGCCGCCGAGGCCACGCACGCCGTTGGCGATCTGTTCGAACGCCGCTTCGAAATCGATCACGCCGGTGATCCAATAGATTTGATCATCCTCGGGCGCATCATAGCGTTTGCTGTCGGCGCCGATCACGCGCATGCACAGATCGATCGGATTTTCGCCGACGAAATACAGCACGCGGCCTTTGTCGACCTTGTGCTTGCCGAACATCGCGTTGCGATTGGTCGAGCCGATCAGTTCGGCGATGACCAGCGCGATGGCGCTTTTGGCGTGGCCGGTTGGCCCGGTCAGCGCGTACAAATAGCCGCGCTGCAGAATGCCATCGATCAGATAATCGGGCGGCTTGAACGTCTCCATAAATCTCCCCTTCGATAGAATCGCGACGCCGGGCCGGTCCCGTTGCGGTGCGTGACCGTTTTCGGTGCGCGGTGCGCGTGCGAATGCCTCGCCGATCGCGGCTTGGCTGGCGTCGGTGTCGAGCCCGTAGGCCTCGGCAATCTCGGCAAGCTCGTCGGCGGCGACGGTGCGATTGAGCCCTTTGGCGACATAGCCGGCGACTTCGTTGGCGGCGTTGCTGAAAATTCCGGCACGATCGGCGCCGGGCGCCACGTCGAGCGCGCGCCGCCACACGGCGAAGCCTTCGCGAAATGCGCCGAGGTCATGCGCCATCCGGTTCCGCTTCCATGAAAGGGGCGAGGGCTTGATCGATGATCGCCAGCAGCACGCCCGCGCCGACCTGATCGAGCAGGCCATTGGCAAAGGCGTCGTCGAGCAGCGGGTCAAAGCAAATTTCAGGATCGTAAATCGCGGCATAGACCAGCATTGCGCGCGCCTCGGCGCGAGCCGTGAACACCATCAGCGGGGTGACGTGCGTGTCGGTCATGTGTCATCCCCGAGCACGGCCTTAAACAGATCGTCCTTGACGATGATGGTCAGCAGTTGCGCGGCCAGATGCGCCACCGGCATGCCGCGGGTGTCAGCCTGCAGATGCAAGGCCTGCAGCACGACGCCCGGAATGCTGACCGGCAACAGCAGCGGCCGGCCGCCGCCGCGCGGCAGATCAAACAGATGACGGATGCGCGCGACCTTGACCCGCACCGAATGCTCGGAACGATCGAGCGCCACGGCAATCGCCGGGACGTCCTGGCCGTCCTTGAGCATTTTGACGAGCCGCTCGATTTCGGCTCGGGTGTAGGCATCGCCACGACTCATAAAACACCCGGCGCAGCGCCCGCGAACAGCGGTGATGTGCGCAAGCCAAGCTGCGGGCGAAGCTGCGCGCACTGGAAATGCCACAGCGCGATGGCGTCGGCCTGGTTATCGTCGTCGACCTTGAGCCCGAGCGCCCGGCAACGGCCGACCGTCTCGCGCTTGGCGATCTTGCGTTTCGGATTGTCGCCGAGAAAAAACCGGCGCACGTCGATCGTGCGCACCTGTCGCACATCATAGACGCCGCGCAGATGCGCCACCGCCTGGACGATGGCGGCGAGCCCGTAGCTGATTTCATCGTTGCCCGGGCCGCTCGCCGGCTTGCCGTCCTTGCCGCGGCGCAGGCCGTAATGCAGCGGTTCCTCGAAAACGATCAGGTCGACCCGGTTGCGCTTGAGAAAATCCGAGGTCCATTCCAGCGCGTGGGCAAAGCGCGCCTCGTGCGAGGCCTCGCGGGCACCGAACCGAATCGAGCCGAACGCCGGCACATGATCGCCGAGCGCGCCGGCCGCCCATCCGGTATTGGTCGCGAGGTCGAATGCAGCAATGATCATTTCAGGCCGATTTCCGCTGCCATTTCGGCTGTCACTGCGACACCGCGCAGTCGTTTTGCCAAGCTATACTGCCGGTCCGGCCTGCCTTCGGCCTTACGTCGAGCCCGCGCCTGATTGACTTTCTCGCGACGCTCGGCTGTCGCTTTGTGCACGCGCGTCGTCTTGACGAATTTCAAGACAAAGTAGAACGGCTCAATTTGCTGCTTGTTGTCGAAGCGGAACATATTGACCACCGCCGTTCTCGGCATGAACGCCTTTTCGCGATAATCATTGCGGCGCGTGATCGACACTCCGGTCGAATCGACCCTGATGTAGCCATGTGGAATGTTGATCGCGCGTGCGACGGCTAGTTTGATCATGCACTTGTTGGGATCGGTGCATTTGCCTTCTTCGATATCTCTGCGTGTGACGTGCACGCGGACGTTCTTTTTCAGATTCACTTTGGTCATCATGATTTCCTCCCGTTTATTCGGCGGCATCTGCCGCCATAGGCGCTTCGTTGCCCCACGAAATCCAGCCCTGTCGGCCGGATCGGGCGTTCAATTCGATCTTGGGCAGTGTCGGGAAATAGCGCTCGATAATCTCATAGGCGAAATCCGGCTTTTCCGAATGCTCGCCGCGCAGCGCCATCAACAGCGAATCGAACTGATCGCCGAGTGCCGGCGCCGGAATCGCGCCGCGCACACCGATCAGCAAGTGTTCATGACATTCACGATTCCAGAAGCCGGTGCCGATTTTGTCTTTGCCCCATACGAAACCGGATTTGTATTCGAATCCGCGCAACTCCATCACTTTGAGCCCGATGAACAGATGAGGGATCGGCACCCACATGAACAGCACGCAATCATCGGCGGCGACGGCAAAGCGATCTTTGGTGCGCTCGACAATCTCCGCGGGCGTGTGCGCGTCGGCGCTCGTCTCGTAGTGATTAGAGGCGTGCCGATCCATCCCGGTGTCGCGACTGTGCACTTCAAAATCGAATTCGAAATCCTCCAAGATCACCCCAAATCGCTGATCCGGTAGCGCGCAAATGCGCTGCCCGAGCGCGGCCTCGCGCTCTTGTCGACGGGCTTTCTTTTTCCTCAATTGTTCGGCGCGCGCGTTGCGAACGATGGCGCGGTCACCCTCCGCGGCGGCTACCGCGAGCTTGCGCGTGCGCTCGATTTCTTTTTCGAATGCGTCGTCGTCGAGTCTGCCACTGGCGCGCACGCGCTTAGCGAGGTCTTTGTCAATGCCTTGCTCGGCGTAAGTCTCTGGCGACATTAAACGCGGGGGTTTGTTCACCCCGCGTTTTCCCCGGCCCGGACCGCCCGTAGCTCGCGCACCCGTCGCTTTGGGTCGCTCTTGCAACAATTGATAGATACGCCGCTCGGCTCGCTTTTTGATTTCGGCGGCGTCGGCGGCCAATTGGCCGTCTTTGGCTTGGTAGGCATAGACCTCGATCGCGATGCTTTTGTCGCGAATGGTCTTGACCGCGTCCACGCGCCGCTCTGCGGCCAATGCACGTCGCGCCTCCAAGTATTTGGTCGGCAGAAATGACTCGATGCGCGACAACATGGGTTCCTCCCATGTTAGTGCTGTGTCAGATCGTCCAGTATCTCGCCTCGCTTGGCCCGGTCGAGCGCGGCCTCGCCGAGCGGCGTGCCGCCGAAATCGCCGAGCGCCTCGGTCAGCTTGTCGAATTCGGAACGATCGTCGTCCTCTAGGCCCTCGCGGATCGCGAGCAGCTTCTCTTGCGTCAGATGCTCTTTGACCTTGGCCTTGAGCACGCGCCGAGTGATGCCCTTGTCGCTGGCGGCGTCATAGACCTCGGCCATGCGCTCCCGGATCGCGCGGCAGCGGTTCATGTAGGCGCCGCGCTCGGATGCCAGTTCGCCGTAATGCCCGATGATTTCGTCGAACGCGTCTTTGATCTGTTCGGGGCTTGGCCCGTTTGTGGGTCCGTCCGTTGCCATTGGCTTTCCTCCGGTGTTGCTGGCGGCGAACGGCAGCGGCGCGGCGACGGCGGCGGCGCTTCTCAAGCCGGCGCTGCGCGCAGATGGTGCGCAGGCCAACGAGCGCGGCGGTGTTGCCGGCGGCGTTCGGGAAAATGTCGGGACGAATGGTGTGGGGTTTGAAGCCGGAAAGTTCGGCGATGACAACGACGCGGCTGGCGGGAACCACACGCCACGAGTCGAGGGCTTGGCGCGTCACGCCCAATCGCTCAATGATCATGGGATAGAGCCCACGCGCGCGCAGCGCGGGCATGACCGCTTCGGGTTTCATCGGCGACGTCTCTGGCAAGAAACGATTGCCGCAATCCAAAACCTGAATGGCGATGCCGTCAAGACTCGGTCACAGCGAATTTCGATTGCATCGCGCAATTGCAGTTGTGCGTCTGATCGACGGCGTCACTTGCCGCGCGAGACAATCCATTGCGTGCTGCCGCAGGCGCAGCCATCAACATGAAGTGTGTTCCAGCAAGCGAGCCTTGCGCGCAAATTTTTTTACTTGGCGTCTTGGCAGTGCGAAAAGTTTGTGGTTGGCTCTGCCTGCCACATCTTCGAACTAAATAGACGTGTTTCACACATGAGCGCGCTGCTTTCGCCGACCGAGCGAAGCCTGCTCGCATGGCTCGGCAGAAAAGAATTCAGCGAATACGGCGAATGTTTCGGCCGCACGCTCGACGTGCTGATCGAAAAGGGCCTCGCTCGCCACTATCCCGATCCGGGATCACGCAAAGGCAAAATGTTCGACTCGGTGTCGTTGACCAGCGCCGGCCGCCGCGTGCTGACGGAGCTAGTCAAATGAGCAGACGCGGCGGCGACGACAACATCATTCGATTGCGCGAACTTTTGCCGCGCGCCGATTCCTTTCGGATATATCGCTGTGGGGCGTGCCAGCATGCGCACGTCATCCTCGTCGACAAGAACGAAATGCCGATCGCCGAAATGGTGATCGACGCCAGCAACTTGCTGACGCTGATCGTTGACACCGCCAAAGTCTTGGAAGGCGGCGGCGAAATGCTGCCATGACAAAGGGGAGGACAATGCCGGCGCAAAAAACGACCCGGGACAAAGAGCAATGGCTCGACGAAATCGTGCCGCTCGTCGAGGCCGCACAATTGCGCAAGGTGTCGGTGCAAACGCTGCGCGGCTTGATCCGGCAGCGGCGGCTCAAGGCCATCAAGCTATCGCTGCGAAAATTCGGAATGACGCGGCGCGAAGCCATGCGGGCGTTCAACGACCAACAACCAAGGGGACGCGAATGAACACCTACCGCACGATCAGCGCCGACAATGACAGCTTGGTCGAGCAAGTGCCGGTGACGACCAACGATTATCTCGACCACGCCATCGGCGCGCTCGACGAACGATTCGGCGGCGGCTTCGCCAAGGCCAATCCGAATTTGGTCGCGGCCTATATGCACGCCTGCGCGATCGGCCTCGGCACGGCGTTCCTCGCGCGCGCGATCGAAGGCCTGCCAAACGCCACGGCGCGGGTGATCGCGGAGATTGAGCATGACCGAACTTGAAGCGCTGGCTTTGTTGTTTATCGGCGGATGCCTCGGTGCCGTCATCATGGGGATCATGAACGTCGGCAGCAGTCGCGATGATCGCGCGCAGCGTGAGGCGCTCGACAAGGAGCACCGCCATGACCGAGCTTGAACGGCTGCGCCATCAAAACCGCTGCCTGCGCAATCTCGTGACCGGGCTGGCGACCATCGTCAGCGAGATTTTCGACGTGCTGCCCGACGAATATCAGGCGCTCGACAACGTGCAGCGCGGCAAGGCGATCAGCGCGCGCATCATGGCGAGCCTCGCCGAACTGGACCTGAAAGACAGTCAAGAGGCGCTCGATGCCCATTGAACGGCATTTCATCCAGTCCCGCGAGCAATGGCTGACGCTGCGCATGAGCAACGTCAACGCCAGCGAGGTCGCGATCGTCTGTGGCGAAGGCGCCTACGGATCGCTCGCCGAACTGTTCGCCGAGAAGAAGGGCCTGCGGCCGGCCAAGATCGACACCGCCGTGCTGCGCCGCGGCCGATGGGGCGAGGCCGCGGTGTTCGAAGCGCTCGCCGAGGAACGCCCGGAATGGGACGTGCGCCGCGCCAAAATCTATTACTGCGATCCGACATTGCGCATCGGCGCCACGCCGGACGGCTTCGCGCTGGCGCCCGATCGCACAGGGCCCGGCATCATTCAGGCCAAGGTGATCAGCCGCTCGATCTTCAAGAACCGCTGGCTCGACGATCCGGCTGATTTCCACAGCACCGCGACGCCGCCGGTCTATTACACGCTGCAAACGCTGACCGAGGCCATGCTCGCGGAAGCCGCATGGGCGGTCATCGCGGTGCTCGTGGTGTCGGAATTCGATTTTCAGTTGCGCTTGTTCGATGTCGAGCGTGACGACGATGCCGAGGCGCAGATCGTCGATAACGTGCAAACATTCTGGCGCGACTATTTCGACCCCGGCATCATGCCGGCGTTCAATCCGCAGCGCGATGAGGCGTTGATCCGTGCGCTCTATCCGCGCGACGCCGGCACCACGATCGACCTGTCGAGCGACAATCGCGCGCTGACGCTGGTCGAGGAACTGACCGACTATCAGGTCGCCATCAAGCGCCTCACGGCCAGCGAGAAGCTGGTCAAGACCGAATTGACCGGCAAACTCGGCGCCAACACTTACGGCCTCCTGGGCGACGGCCGTTGCCTATCGTTCAAACAGCAGCACCGCAAAGGCTACACGGTCGAGCCGACCGACTATCGCGTGCTGCGCATTCTGAAACAGCGCCCCGAGGATGATGATGATGCCGACTGATCTGGAACGCACCGAACAGCGCCGAGCGCTCGACGAAATGGCGAATGCCGGCGCGCAGCCCAATCAACCGACGCCCGGCGGCCATGCCTTGGTGCGGCCAACAACCGGCCTTGCCGAGCGCGTCATCGGCGCGCAGCCGGTCGCGGTCTATCGCGACGAACAAAGAATCCTGCAGAAATTGTCATCGCTCGCCGCCGCTGCCGGCAGTGATTGGTTCTATCGCTTTCCAGTGCGCACCCAAGAGGGCGGCCAAGATTGGATCGAGGGCCCGTCGATCAAGCTCGCCAACGACGTCGCGCGCATCTTCGGCAACAATGTCAACGAGATTCGCGAAATCGATGTCGGCGATGCCTGGATTTTCTATGCGCGGTTCACCGATATCGAAACCGGCTTTTCGATGGAACGCGCCTACCGGCAGCGCAAGGGCCAACGCTCGCTGAAAACCAAGGACGCCGATCGGCAACTCGATATCGCCTATCAGATCGGCCAGTCGAAGGCGATCCGCAATTGCATCGTCAATTCGCTGCAGCTTTATTCCGACTATGCGTTTCAGGAAGCGCGCCACTCGCTGGTCGACAAGATCGGCAAGGACGTCGACGGCTGGCGCAGGCGCACGCTGGAAAGCCTCGCCCGGCTGCCGGTCGACCTGACACGCGTCGAGCGCGTCATCGGCCGGCCGGCGGCGCAATGGCTGGCGCCCGATATCGCGAGGATCGTCGCAATGGGCAAGGCGATCACCGACGGCATGGCGTTGGCCGAGGACGTATTCCCGCCGCCGCAGCAAGTCGTGCCGCCAGACGGCGGCCAGCCCGCCACACCGGGACCGGACGCCGCAGCACCCGCGGCGCCCGCAGGCGGCGATGCTTCTCGGGCCGAACAAGAGGCATCGCCGCCGACTACAGACACCTTCGCCGATGAAGTGCGGCAAGCGGTCGACCCGGTCGAGGCGACGCGGCGGCGTGGCGCCGAGGCGTTCCGCGCTGGCAAGAAACGCCGCGACCTTCCCTCGGACCTTCTTGGCGCGGACAAGGCCACGTTGGCAGTCGCTTACGTCGCCGGGTGGGATCAAGCGCAAACCGAGGCGCGCGGCGGCGGCTAGGCGTTTTTGGAAGTGAGACTGGCAAATCCAAAAGGGAGGAACTGGAAATGGCGAAGCGCGAAGCAAACAAAGACGGCAACGGCAAAAAGATCACCAAGCTGGAAATCGTCAAACCAAAGGTCGACATTCTCAAGAGCGCGAGCGGCATCGTGACCATCCCGGGCGTTCGCACCGAGCGCTTTGTCACGCTGATCATCGGCACGTCGCCGCTTGTGTGTCACAAGTTTGCGGAAAAAGCGCAGGCGCAGATTTTGGCGAAGCACAAGGGCGAAGCCAGCGCTGGCCGCGAGAGAAAAGACCCGGTCGCCAATTATATGGCGGCGCGCTACCGGCTCAGTGACGGCAGCGACGGCGTGCATGCCGGTGGCGTCAAGGCCGCGCTGGTCAAGGGCTTTAGCAAGGAAAGCGGCGTGCCGATGACGAAGGCCAAGGGGGCCATCCGCGTCGCCGCCGATGATGAAAAAAACAATTATGTGCGGATCATCGGCCCGCGCGATGCACGCGCGGCGACAAGCGTCGGCGAGCCGAACACGTGGCCCGGTTGCCGCGAGGATATCGTTCGCAACGAGAACGGTGTCGTCGATATCCGTCACCGCCCGGAATATTGGCCGTGGGCAATGCGGCTCGAAATCGCGCACATGCCAGCGGTGTGCAGCACCGCGCAGACTTTGCAAGCGGTCAGCATGAGCGGCTTTGTCGAGGGGCTCTGCGAATGGCGACCCGGCAGCAAGACGAGTTTGTCTGGAACTTTGGGGACGTGGCGACTGGCGACCGCCGAGGAAGTCGCGTTGTTTGAAGCGGGCAAGTTGTTTGATGACGTCAGCGCTGTCGGACGACAACAGAAAAACGGCAACA